ATTGAATAAGTATCGCCATTTGTTATAACGATATATGCACCGCCAGAGAACATATTATTGATTACTTCGGCTTGATATTGTTCAGATTTTTTAGAGGCCTTATAGCATTCCGGGCAAACTATGTTCTTTTCATACCAAGCAATTTTCCGTTCTCTTTCTTTACCGGGTCCAAATAATTCCACCGTGTGAGTTCCATGTCCGCAAGAATAATTTACAGTATATTTAGCCATTTCGTTCTCCTTTCTAATCTTGCTTATATTATATATAACGTTATATATAATGTCAAGGGGATTTTACTAAATTAATGAAACTTTAATGTTTTATTAATCTTTCCAAGAAAACTGTGCTATAATTAAATCAACAACCAAATAAACATTTACTCACGAGGTACGCGCCCGGAGTGATTCTGAAAAGGATTACTTCGGGCGTTTTCGTTGTTGGGCACTGAGTATGGGACTGCAAGATTTGATGGTGTGTGAAGAAACAGAATGTCTTTGGACGTGGGAGCGGATGCTTGACAAAACGCTTCCTTATTACGGTGGTGATGTTGAGTTTTCTGTCAATTGAGGTGCAAGATGGCAATTAGCGATAAACCGTGGGGTAGTTTTAGTGAAAGTGACTATGACGACAGCCAATGGTATGAGGCGTGCCTAATCAAGCCACCAAGAAGTGAATATACCGCCAAGTCACAGGCTAAATTGCCAGTGCGTGAACCTGACGGAACATTGAATCGTAACGGAGTGCACGCCGCGGCTGCTGCACTTGCTGGCGCTCGTGGTGGTGTGAAGGCGAGCCCGGAAGACAAACGCAAGGCGGCGCGGGCGTTAATTAGGTTATATCGAGAACTGGAGGAAGAACCTCCGGAATCTATTAAGCGATTAGCGGAGTAAAAGAATCATGACTGACGAAAAAGAAACGACCCAGGTGGTCACCGAAGGCGCAACCCCGGAGGTTGCACAACAATCCGAAACCCAGGCGGCGGAGGAAGAGCGTTTCGACACTGAGTATGTGCGCAAGCTGCGAGCTGAGGCTGCTGATTACCGTAAGCGTCTGCGAGAGTTGGAAGGCAAGGTCAAGGCTAACGAAGAGGCAAAGTTGACCGAGCAAGAACGATTGCAGAAACGGCTTGCGGAGCTAGAGCGCAAAGAGATGGAGTACCAGATGACCCTTCAGGCAAGGACTCTGGAATACGAGGTCAAATTGCACGCGGCTCGGTTGGGTGTAGTTGATCCAGAGGCTGCATATCGTCTGCTTGATTTGAAACAGATTGAATTTGACGATGATGGCAAGCCTTTGAACATTGAGAAGGTGTTGAAGGAATTGGTAGCAAAGAAATCCTATTTGGTTTCTTCTAATTCCTCGCCGTCTCCAGCTAATCCAGCACAGGGGCGTGTTTCTGGGCAGCAGGTTTTCACACGTTCGCAGTTGCGCGATCCTACGTTTTATGCTGCCAACCGTGATGCTATTTTGCAAGCGATGCGGGAGGGGCGAATTTTAGAAGATTAGTGAGGTGTAACTATGGCTAATATCACTAAAACAATTGCTGATAACTCTGGTTTTGTACCAGAAATTTGGGCAAATGTAGCATTGGAAGTATTACGAAGCCAGATTAATCTGGCAGGTGTTGTAGCAAAAGATACCGATTTAGGTGCTTTCCCGGTCGGTGACATTTTGCATATCCCATATCCCGGTACTTTTACCGCTAATGACAAGGCTGCCGATAGCACGGTGACCATCCAAACACCATCTAACGGTGCTGAGGTTCAGGTTGCTCTAAACAAGCACAAAGAAGTTTCTTTTATTGTTGAGGACGTTGCTAGGGCGCAGGCGTCTCAAGATTTGCTAATGCGCTATATCAATGCTGCTGTTCCGGCTTTGGCAGAAGCAATCGAATCTGATTTGTTTGCAGCTGCTTCTGCTGGAACGAATATTATCGGCACTGCTGGGACTGACCTTGATGCTGCTGCTGTTCGCAATGTCCGTAAACAACTCAACACTCAGAAAGCGCCACAGTCTCCGCGTTACTTTATTGTAAGTTCAAAGGATGAGGTTGCATTGATGGGCGATAGCAACTTGCAATCCTTCTTTGCATTTGCACAATCGCAAACTGTGGAGCAGGGTAAGTCACCAGTTTTGTATGGTTTAGAGACCAGATTTTCGCAACTCGTTCCAGTTGGCGCGTTGGTTACACTTGGTACTCAGTCATCTGGTACTTTCACTCTGACCTATGGCGGGCAAACAACGTCTGGTATTGCCTATAATGCAGCTGCTTCTGCTGTTCAGACAGCACTTGAAGCTTTATCCAGTATTGGTTCTGGAAACGTATCTGTTACCGGTAATGCTGGTGGACCCTATACCATCCGTATGATTGGTGCAAAAGGCGGCGCGACCGCTTCGTTCACAGCTAACTTCTCCAGTTTAGGCACTCCAGCGAATGCTAGTATCAAGGACGCCTTTTACAATCTAGCTTTTGTACCAGATGCCCTCATCCTTGCTATGCGCAGTCTGCCTACTCCACCGGAAACAACTGGTGTACGTGCAACCGTGATGCGTGACCCAGTCAGCGGTATTGTGCTGCGGGTAATGTATTCTTACAACCCAAATTATCTAGGTACTCAGGTGACGCTAGATATGTTATATGGTGCTAAATTGCTGCGAGATGCCAAGCAGGTAATTGTTCGCAGCTAGTTGACCGAGCTTATCGGTAGGAGCGCGGCGGTAGAGTTCTTCTCCTTCCTCGCCGCCGCGCTAGCTTGAAGTGGAGGTTCAGATGACGGCACGAGCGGGAATGACCTTGTTGATCAGCCTAGTGAGAGACCTCATCGGCGATCCCGCAGGTAGCACTCAAACCTTTTCGGATGACCAAATCCAGCGGTCGCTAGACATCCATCGGTGGACTATGGATTATGTACCTCTTATCCCAGTACCAACGATGGAGAGTGGCGGTATTAAATACTACACATGGGTGCACGAAGAGGGCTATTGGGAATCCGATGCCAAATTATATGATGGCAGTTATAACGAGATAACGCCGGCATCTGCGGATCCAATAATTGGGTCTTGGACATTTTCGACTGCTCAAACACTTGTCTTGATTAACGGCAAAATTTACGACCCTTACGGTGCGGCGGCTGACTTGCTGGAGATGTGGGCTGCTAAAGTGTCTATTGAGTTTGATGTAGATGTTGACGGGGCACGGATGAATCGCAGCCAAAAATCGCAAGCACTAAAAAGCCTAGCCAGTGTTTATAGGCAACAACAAAAAGTATTAATTGGGAGTCAAATAAGAGATGACCTCTACTAGTGATCTTGACAAAATCAAAGCTGAACAAGAAAAGCTCATGCCCGAAACGGTGTATGTGCAACGGTTGACGAGAACATCGGACGGAGCAGGTGGTTGGTCGGAAAGCTGGCAAACCATTGCAACAACGAAGGGCAGGATAGCAGCAAAAAGTGGTGACGAAAACGAGCTTGGCGGAAAGACCACAGCGATAACCACTTACCTGATTACGTTGCCCTCGGACACTGAATTAATGAATACTGACCGTTTGCAAATAAATGGTGAACAGTACCAGATTACAGCTCCATTGAATCGCAGCGAAAAAACGGCGCTGCAAGTTATTTGTAAAAAATTGTGAGGTGAAAAATGAGCGCAGACAGTCTTTCTTTAATTGCTGGTTCTTTGTTGTCCCTGATTTTCTCTTATGTTCCGGGATTGAATGATAAATTCAACGCCTTGAGCACTGAGTATAAGCGGGGGATTATGCTAGGTCTTGTTGTAGTTGTCGCGTTGGCAATCTATTTCCTGACCTGTTCGTCTCTTGCGATTGATCTGGGTATGAAAGTAACCTGCGGTAAAGCTGGGTTAGTTGAAATGGCGAGAATGATTGTGTTAGTTGCGATTGCAAATCAGGGAGCGTATGGGCTGACAAAACGGAATTAGAAATATGACCACCATAGATTGGACTCAAATCGCTGTACAACTACCACTAGTGGCAATCTTCATTTGGTACTCGCTT